GGAGTGGAAGGATAATCCGAGCATGAGCCAATATCTACGGCCGCAAACATTGTTTGGAACTAAGTTTGAAAGCTACTTGAACCAACCTATCGTCATACCTGGAGGCAAAAAGAATAATTACCCGGATAATTTTGATAAGTGGGAAGAATTCGGAACGGGGTGATGCCAAGTGTCTCTTATTGGCAAGATCAAGGAACAAGTGAGCATTGCAGACATTGCGGGCCGCTACATTTCGCTTCGTAAGTTTGGACGACGATATAAAGCGCTCTGCCCATTCCACTCAGAAAAGACAGCTAGCTTCACGATTTACGATACTGGCACATATCATTGTTTCGGATGCGGTGCTAACGGCGATGTGATCGACTTATACGCTAGGATGAACGCTATTGACACCAAAGAGGCCATGAAGCAACTAGCGGAAGAATTTAACATCAAAGCCGAATACACGCCGCAGGAGAAAAAACGGCAAGAGCTGGGCCAGTTCATCAAGATAAAGCACGAAACATTGAAATACCTCGTCAACGATGAAATACACATTTTGAAAAGATCAATGTCCGGCATTCGGACGGAGGAGGAATTAGAACGGTACGGCGACTTGTACCACGTGCTACACCAGTTCGAAGTGTGGAAACATCAAATCGAGACAGCAGGAAGCGCGAAAGAAATATTGCGACTCGAAAAAGCGGTGCCGGAATTTATCCATGATGTATACGACCCAATGTATGAGAGGGGTAGCGCATGAAAAATATGTACGAAGACTTGGACGATCCAGAAGTCCAGCAAGCATTCGCGGAAGAAACGCATGATTTACAGAAAATTCGGACGCGATTTTCAAGGGCGCTTAAAGCACGAAGGGAAAAGGCGATACGTGATGAAAACGACGGATACCAAAGCGGCTTCAAATTGTACGATTTCAGGATGGAGAACATACAACCGGGGATGCATCTTGTTGGCGGTATATCCAATATCGGTAAAACGGCATGGATGACGCAACTTGCCTTGCAGTTTGCCGAATACAACCCCGATCAATTCGTTTTATACGTATCGATTGACGATGATTTTAACCTAGCCGTCACCCGTATACTGGCACATCTAGGGCAGATACCTGTTCAGGCCGCTAGAAAGCCGAATGTATACGCGAGGAACAAAAATTTGACGGATCAAGAGATAGCAAAACTGGGAATGCAGTTAGGTAACGCAGAAACCAAACTCGGCAGGCTGTCTTTCGAAGTCATCGACATTAACATCATGCAAAAGCTCGAAGAGTTGGAACATCACATACAGATCATCAAATTCGCACACGGAAAAAAGGTTGCCGTTTTCTTGGACAACTTCCACAAACTACGAACCAAGAATTTCAACAGCCCACGGGAACGATTTACGTATGTGTCAGAAGAACTGAAACGAATTCAGGTACAGAACGACATGGTTTTCTTCTCTACGGTGGAGCTTACCAAGCTAGGACACAAGGGAAGGCCGAACATCGAGAACGTCAAGGAAACCGTTGATATTATTTACGACGCGACCACCATTCACATGCTGCACCAAGATTTTCATAGCAAGGATGGGAAAACAGAATTTTTCCACATGCACAATGGGACAAGGTTACCGGTACTTGAAGTGAGCGTGGTCAAGAATAAGGCCAACGGCTATAAAGGCCGATTTTACTACAAATTCTACCCTGAAACTATGAGCTTTGTGGAATGCGATGGAGCCGAACAGCGGAAATACAGCCTGATTAAAATGGGGGATGACGAATGAAGATTATACCCGATGAACTGAACAAGCTTGTCACAACGGCAGAAACAGCGCTTGAGCAAGACAAAAACAACGTCAACCACTGGCAATACCGGCGCATTCTCAAGGATACGTTAAAGAAGCTAGAAGCGATTGCGGAAAGGGAGAAGGGTGCATGAAGCAATCTGAATTACAGGAAGGGAATATATACTCGTCAGGCGATGATAGATATCGACTCCTCGAAAAGATCGAATATTCCGAGAAGGACGGTAATTGGTACGCCCATTACAAACAAGTTGGTCCATTGTTAATTAGGGGTGAAATTCATAAATTCTCATGGACTCACAACAAATGATTGTTGAAAACATTTGCGAGTTGGGCTTTGTATGGGTTGTCAGAGGATACATTCAGACACACAAGACAGGAAGCGCGATAGCGCCAACAATACGACTGAATCAGCCTAGCCGTAAGGCGGGGGCCGATAAGGGGTCAAGAGATGATACGAGAGGAGATGCAAGTATAATGCGAATCGGGATACTGGATATCGACACGAAGAAAGAAACGGATGGATTTGGACGCAAATCCAAGTATCCCAACATCGCATGCGGGAAAATCTACGGATACCACAAATTGAATGGTGATGAAGTCATTTACCCTTACAACGGCGAGAAAGTAGACCGCCTTTACATATCGACCATCTTCACGGCAACGCGCCCTATGATTAAGCGGATGCTTCCCTATTGGGAACAGCGTGCCCGTGAAATACTGATCGGCGGAACCGGATGGGATGAATACGCCAAAGCACCATATACCATTACCGAGCTACCTCCCGAAATCGAAGCAATCCCACACATGAAATGGACATACGAGATGTATGACATTGATTACGGAATAGGGTTTACAACCCGCGGTTGCCATGTTGGATGTTCATTCTGTGTCGTACCAAAGAAGGAGGGATTGACAGAATACCGCGATGTAACCGTGAAAGACCTTATAAACCCGCTAGGTAAGCACATTATCCTGATGAACAATAATTCACTCGCACATAAGGACTTTTACGAGGATATCGAGGAAATAAAGGAACACAGGCTTTCGGTTCACTGGGACCAAGCAAACGACATTACGCTAGTTAATCCCAAGGTTGCCGAGGCTATCAAGTCGGTTGATTACCGGGGATTCGACGGAAAGCGCAAGCACTTATTTTTCGCCTTTGACCTTATGACCAAAAAGAAAATTGATCCGGAAACGGGCGGGACGGTGACATATGACCTAACGAAAATCGTACCCGAGCGCGTGAAACTACTCAACGAGTACGGCATTCCATCGCATCACCTAGTTTTCTACATGCTCATTGGATTTAACACAACCGAAGAAGAGGATTTGGAACGAGTAGAAATCCTGCGTAGTCTCGGGTGTGAAATTTACCCGATGCTATACCGGGACTTAAACGGGCGAGTAGGAGTCGACGGACGCGGCAACCCGCAACAATTCCATGTCCGGGCTCTCCGGGATTGGATAAACAGCGGAGTATATCGCCGAACGGCATTCAAAGACTTTGACCGTCGCGATCGGCACAAAAAGCAGCGGCAGATTGAGGAAATGCAGATAGCTATGTTTTAGGCCGACAGGCCATCGCTCGACAGAATATGCTCAGGGCTTTAGCCCGGAGGCCGAAGGAGGGTTAACATGTACGCCATATACCAACACAGCTACAACAACATATCCAACCGAATAACAGCCGTATTCGAATCAGAATCCGAAGCCAACACATGTAAGATCAAACTAGACCGATTCTTTACCAACTTGGAGGTGAAACCATTTGAAACTGTCAATATCAATCGAACCAATGGGCACGGTACGTATGACTTCCGGAATGGTGAAGCGTATCAAATACAATCTCTACACTCCCGGCGATCCAAAAGCAGAAAGAGTCATACGTTACCTACGGTATAAAGATCAGCTATCGTGGGCGGCAAGAAGCGTATACAAAGGCGAACCACTAACCGGACCGATAAGACTTCACCTCACATTCTATATGCCCATGCCAGCGAATTGGAGCATCAAGAAGAAAATCCTGTACGAAGGGAAACCGCACATCAACAGACCGGACCGCGACAACCTGGAAAAAGGCGTATGTGATGCGCTGAACAAGATCGTTTGGAAAGATGACGGCCAAGTCTATGCGGGTATGACGGAAAAGAGGTACAGCCGGAATCCACGGATCGAGATTGAGATAACGGAGATACGGGAGGCGACGGCGTGAGCGAAAAGATCATCAACATCGACGTGATAAGAATTGAGCGGAAAATTCCTCGAAAATGTGTATGCGACGAACGATCATTTACCGTTGACACCGTAAATCGCGAGATTACATGCGATTGCGGAGTGGTACATGACCCATTCGAGGCTATGTCATATCTCGCCAATTTCTATGAACGCATCAATCGACAGCACGAAGCTTTGTATGCACAGGCGCAGGAATGGAAAAAGCAAAAGCCGTACTCGGTCATCTTCAAAAACTTGGAACGACACTACCAACGCGGAACCATGTTGCCAAGTTGCCCAAAATGCGAGCAAATGTTTGATTTCAAGGACATCAAATTCTGGAGCAACGCCGAGTTTTACCGCAAACTCGAGCTATCACGGCGCTAGCGCCGTCGAATCGACCGAATAATCCCAGTGAAACGGGGGCCGAACCCCAAGGAGGTAATAACCCTATGCAAAATAATATCGAAGAATTGATAACCAAACTAAAAGACCGTAAGAAATATATCCAGATGTGGTCCGAACTCACACCCATGATTAGTATTGATTCTGTGATAGGGGAATTGGAGAAAATCGCGAACAAGAAAACACCGTCTCAAATCGCACTAGAACCGTTGGTCAATAAAATACCCTACCGAGTGGAGCAATTCGCATCCAAAACTCGTCAAACCATACAGTAACCCCTATATCTCAGACAAAGGAGAATGAATAAATGGCATACGCGGATCAAGAAAAAGAGACTACATGCGTTTATGACTACGCAACAAAAGAATGGAACATCTACACATGCGTTCCAACCCATATGACAAAACTATCCAAGATAGCCGAACCTTACTGGAAGGAGGAGGAGATGAACTCCAAGGGATCACCACGCATGATAGCCGGGAAATGGCGGCTACAAAAGAGTCAGGTTAGGTTTGCGAAGATCATTGAACGGCTGGCGGAAGATGATGAGGACGAGAATGAAACGGATGCAGAGTCAACCGGGACATATGACGAAATGGAGGTAAGATGATTGCATATAACTTTGTCAGAAGATGAGGTCAAATACGCCATATTAGTCCACATATTCACAACTACCGGTATGAGATTGCAGCCAGAAGAATCGGATATTCACTTCATCAAGGATGGAAATTCAACGAGAATTGACGAAATCAATATTTACAAGAAGGAAACGTGAGAATTCGCTATATTTTGTGGTAAAAACGGTGGTATACAACCAAATATTGTGTTATAATAAGAAATATATATTTCGAATATACGACCACATTCGAATTAACGGAGGCGGACAATGGATAACCAAGAAACGTTTTATGAAAAGCTTGACAGTTACGATTTCGGAGACGGCAAGACACTTCGCTCGCTCATTCCCAACCAAGCGATCTACAACCTTATATCAATTGGATTCAAATCGCTGCTTGCCAGTGAAATCGAACCGCTGACAAAATCAAACGCTGAGTTGTCCAAGGAAAATGTCGAATTAAGCGCAAAACTAGAACAAGTATCTAACGATAAAGCAGATATCGCAAACCAACTTCACCAGGAAAAGTTCGATCATACGCAGACTCAGCAATACCGGGACAACGCTGTATCTCAACTGGAAGAAGCGAAGAAGGAAATCGACCGGCTGAATGGACATGTTGACGATCTCCGGCAACAAATCAATATCGGAGTGCAAGGGTCGCTCAAGGTAGTCAACAGCGAAGAGGAAGAAGCGAAGAAAACAGCAGCTCTCGCCGAGCTCAAACGGCAATTCACCGTGTACGACGAAGAACCGCTTGACTTCAAACGTTCGAAATACCGTGCAAAACGCGCAACTGACGATAGCGAAGTAGAGTACACGAACCTTGAAAAACCGAGCTATACCGTTATCAACCAAACGGAAGTGAGCCAGTTTCGCCAGCAATACCCAGCACCCGTGGCGCAAGAAGATCATGCAGATACTTCATTGGACCAATCCGTTCCAGCGGCAGACGTAACGCCTCCGGAGGTGCCTTTTCCCGAAGCGCCAACCATTGATAGTGGAACCGTGGGAGAAACGGTACAAATGGGTAACGGATTACAACAACCGCATGATGAAAGCGTTGGAAAGACTATCGAAGAAAGAGTCGCAACACTCGAAGCGAAAGTAGCGGCACTTGAGAATGGACAGAAGGAAGTGGCGTAATGTTCGTCTCCATTGGCGTTTTATCTGCTTTAATCGCAATAGCGCTTATCATTTATGGTTATGTTGACAAAGTGAAATGGGCAAAAATTGTATCGATCGTCTTATCGGTTGTCGCTGTTATATCGATTATCGCGTACTTTAACACAGCAGAAGGTAAACGAGCGATAAAGGATATGACGTCCAATACATCGGGTGGATTAGAGCGGACAGTAGAAGTATACGATCAGTCCGGTAAGCTAATCAGAACGTACGAAGGGAAACTCGATGTTCAGGAAAACGAATACGGTAATAAAGTGCTGTTTGATCTGAATGGTAAGAGAACAATCATTTACAACGCAACTGTGATTGTGCAGGAAAAGTAGCATAATTGGCCGAACGGCCTCCGAGACGACCGCAATACTTAGCGTAGCGGAGGCCGAATAATCACTAGGAGGTAAAACAGGATATGACTATCGACTGGAGACAATCCTATAATGACCTTTGCAATGAAATCGAAATACTTGATATAAGAGCGCAAGAAATCAACGACGAGATGCGTTATATTCGACGTATGATGCAACAATTCGGCCCACAAACGAAATTAGTTGCTAGTTACGAAGGCATGCCGGGCGGTGAAACTAAGGTAACGACATTTGACAAAATCGAACAGGTATGCACGAACATTCATCATCTCGAAACGCAACTAGAAGAGATTAACGACATACTATCGCTCAAGCGGGAAGCGCGAGAACGCATGGAAGAACGCATGGGCCAATTCGAGGGACTGGAACACCAAGTTTATGTGATGCATGTCATACAGCGTAAACCATTGAATAACATTGCTGCCGATCTTGGGTACAGTTATGAGTGGATACGAAAAATCAGTATGAAAGTGAAAAATCGATTCAAAGTTAATGCGAAACAAGGAACAATTAGGGAACAAATCGGTTGAAAAATCCTGATATAATAAGACTATGGAGTATTGCTCCAGTCGAGGAAGGCGATACGCGAGAGCGGTCGCTTTTCTTGTAGGGTGAGCGTCTACCGAACGACGCAACGAGAGCGAAGAGAAGCCATGTCGAGTTGGCTTCTTTTTGTTTTGTGAGGGAACATGAATTTGATTCAGATATCGAATGCAGCCGGAATCATTGGATTTTTGATTTTGGTTATGATTATCTATTCATGCATATGGAGGTGAATGAAGATGGCTAGACCTAGCAAGTATGATAGCCACGTACAGCCAAAGTTAAACCTAGTCGAATCGTGGGCTAGGGATGGCTTAACAGATGAACAAATCGCGCATAATCTCGGAATATCAACGGCTGTTTATTATGACTATAAAAATAAATATCCTGAGTTTTCAGAGGCTTTAAAAAATGGCAAAGACGATATCGACGTTATTGTCGAGAATGCTTTATTAAAGCGCGCTGTCGGATATGAATATGAAGAAGTTACACAAGAACCGTTATACGACAATGAAGGTTTACCAATCCTAAATGCTGATGGAACTCCGAAAATAGCTGTAACAAAGATTGTGAGAAAGCAAGTATCACCCGATACTACAGCACAAATATTTTGGTTAAAGAATCGTCGTCCTGGTGCATGGAGAGATAAACACGATGTTGAGCATAGCGGAACAATATCTGTTGAAAAGATGTTGGAAAACATATGAATGCTGAAGCCATTGAAAAGCTACGTAAGCTAAAATACGACTTCACCTACTATGCGCCCAAACTTCTCAAGATACGAACCAAGGATGGAAAGCTAACGGATTTTAAACTAAATACCATGCAACGGAAGATAGATGCGACTATCGAGAGGTTGAGAGCAGAAGACAAGCCGGTGAGGATTATCATCCTCAAGTATCGGCAAGGCGGAGCGTCAACCTATACCGAGGGTCGCATATTTCATAGCACCACAATGAATCACTTAACGAACAGCCTCATCGTGGCCCATGAAGAGGATGCATCGACCAACCTATTCTCCATGTCGAAGCTATTTTATGAGCAACTACCTAACGAGTTAAAGCCGATGAAAAAGGCCAGTAATGCGAAGGAACTCATATTTGAGAATCCCACGCAAAACCCAAATGAGAAGGTTGAGAATCCCGGATTACGTAGCCGCATCAAGATTGCCACCGCAAACAACATGGGCGCAGGACGTTCTGCAACGATCCATAATCTTCACGCATCTGAGGTTGCATTCTGGCGCGATGGTAAGACGCTTATGCTCGGTCTAATGCAAGCCGTACCGAATACACCTAACACGATGGTCATACTTGAAAGCACGGCGAACGGCGTAGGAGGATACTTTTACGATGAATGGCAGCGGGCGAAGAAAGGTGAATCCGACTTTGTACCGCTGTTTTTTGCGTGGTTCGAAGAACCGAACTACCGCATGGAAGTTCCGAATGGATTCGAACTTACGGAAGAAGAGAAGCAACTAAAGCGCCGTTACGATCTGGATGATGAGCAAATTGTATGGCGACGTTGGTGTATCAAGAACAACTGCGGCGGAGATGTAGAACTATTCAAGCAGGAGTATCCGTCAGACGACATGGAGGCATTCCTTGTATCGGGGCGTCCTCGTTTCGATATTACTATCTTGCGTGAATACCTAGACAAATGTGTTGATGGTAAGCGTGGCAACCTGGAGCGCGTAAATGGACGAATTACCTTTGTTCCTGACGCGAAAGGATATCTTGAGATATGGAAGATGCCCAGCCGTGAGCACTATATCGGCGCAGACGTAGCAAAAGGACTTGCCACAGGAGACTATTCAGCAGCTCCAGTATTCGATAATGACTACAACCTCAACGCATTATGGCATGGTCATATGGATCCTGACCTATTTGCAGATCAGCTAGAAATGCTTGGTGAATGGTACAAGGAAGCGCTGATAGCCGTCGAGGAAAACAACCACGGATTATCGGTGCTAAATAAGCTAAAGAACACCTACAGTAATCTATATTACCGCACAACGCAAAACAAGCTTGCTGACGAGCAGAAGAAAGAGCTAGGGTGGTACACCAGCGAGCAGACGAAAAAGCTTGCAATCGACAACCTAGCACGTTTAATACGTGAGAAGCGGTTGGGCATCAAGTCGCGTAAGTTTATCGAAGAGTGCATGACCTATGTTCGTGATGAAGACGGCAGAACAAATGCGCAAGAAGGATCTAACGATGATATCGTGATGGGTTCCGCAATTATCCTCTACGTCATGGAGCAGTACGCAGCGCCTGTTAGCGGCATCGTGTCCAGCATTGAACCGATGCTTAAAACGATAGAATCGACTAACTTCGTTATGACAGAGCATGGATTCAGGCATAAAGACGAAGTTAGCCACGAAAACGACGAAGAATCTGCATGGTTCGGAAAATTTGGGTGGTGAAATATGCTTAATGTACTGCTATGTATGCTCATAATCGCCATTCTAACCGCTGCCACCTACTATGCCGCGCACAAATGGATCAAGCTTGAACATAACCGCGATGTGATAGCGGATGAGCTTAAACGAGCGACGGCGCATATCGAGGATTTAGAGTCGCGTATAGCGATGCTTGAAGCGGAAAAGTCGTTGCACGAATACAAGACGAGGCCGCAAGAAGAGACGACAGGATGGGAAGCATTCAACGTGCGCAATAGGGGGTGATTAGATGGCCGATAAACAACCACCAAAGGACGATCTTGAACAGATAGAGCAAGGAAGCACCGATGCAGGTCCTGCCTTCCAGACAGATGAGGAAATGCAACTAGCACAGCAGGTGCAGCGTTTTATGAGGTATGCATGGGATGCCAAGCAGCAGCTCAACCTTAATCAGCTATGGCAGAAGGCAGACGATTATAAGCAGAACCGACAGAATCCACAACAATCGCCTGAGCATCCAGCTAGCGTGACAAACCTTCTGCATCGCGTAATCGAGAATCAGATATCGGATTTACTCGATAAGCCGTATTCATCTACAGCCAAAGGACAGGAACCAGGAGACGACATGTACGCCGAACAAGCGCAGCATGTCGTTGATTTCATATTGGACCGTAACCGGACGGAAGAGAAGATGAATACGTCTGAGCATGATCGACTGGAACTTGGCTCGACGATCATCAAGGTATGGTTCGATGAGGACGAACTAGACGGACGCGGAATGCCAGTATTCGACGTTGTGAGTCCGCCTAACTTCTTTCCCGATCCGAAAGTACATCATACGCAAAACTTGCAGAAGGCTGAATTCATCATACACGCGCGGCCTATGGCGCTATCGGAGTTTAGACGAAGATGGCCTGACCGCGGTAAATACGTGCAACGTGAAGTAGCGATACCGTACAATCCGCAGCAAGTGTGGACGGATGATCGAGCGGATGATGTGCATGTTCCTTTATCGCAGAAAGCATTGCTGCTTGAGTGCTATCTACGCGATGAGAACGGCGAAATGTACTGCTTGCATGTAGCGAACTACATTTTACTAGAGGACAGCCGCAAGACGCTGAAAGGCAAGAAGCTACAGCGGCGCAATATGTACCCATTCGTCATGATTAACTGTTACAGCCGTAGAGGAACGGTATGGGGTATGGGTGACATTGAAGTGCTCATGCCGCAGATTGACCTTATCAACGAGCTTGACGACCAGATACGCATGAATGCGCGGCTTATGGGTAATCCGCAGATTGCATTTGGTATGGGTGCAGGACGTGGATTTGATCCGCGTAAATGGACGGCAGCGCCGGGATTGCGCGTACCGATGCGTGATGTGAATGCGTTCCGCGTGATTGAAGCGCAGCCGGTTTCCCCTGACGTTGTGCGGCGCCGTGAAAAGGCGTTTGAGGAAGTCGATCAGATATCCGGCGTTCAAGATGTAAACCGCGGTCAGCAGCCAGGACAAGTCACCGCAGCATCGGCGATTATGGCGCTGCAGCAAAGCGGTCAAAAGATGGTCATCCACAAAAACAAAATGTTTTCTGCGGGATGGAGTCAAGTCATTAACCTTCTGTTCGATGAAGTCATGGAACATTGGGATGAGGAAATGTGGGTACGTATCAACGGAGACAGACCAGATTGGAAGTTTATCAACATGGCGGACTTCAAAAACGTACCTACGCTCATACCAAATGCGCTTGCCGGTGTGATTCCCGGCGAAGATTCGATAAAACAATTGACGGACAATAAAGATAAGCCAATTACGCGCGACGCTCAGTTTGACTTCACGCTTAACATGGGTAACGGGCTTCCGAATGACAAGATGGCGATGCTCAGTATGTTCGCACAATTTGCGGGCATTCAGTTCCCGGATGGTCCGGCAATTACACGTACAGAGTTTAGGAATTTCCTACGCGACAATGTGGGACTTGATCTCGACGAGGATCAGCAGCAACCGAATGGAGCGCCTCCACAACCGGGACAACCGCCGCAATTACCGGGAGCTCCGCCAGGATTTCCGCCGGGACAAATGCCGCAACAGGGCGCACCATTACCACCAGGACCGCCGCAGCCAATGCCGCCACAACCTATACCGATGGGAGGGATACAGTAAATGCATCGTGAGATGAGCCGACAAGAGGAACAATACTTTGCAACAAAGCTGGCGAATGATCCAACATTGGCGGCATTCTTGAACAATCAAGTCAATAACGGTCAAGATTTCATGACGCAAGCAGCGAGACTGTATGTATGCGAACGATGTGAAAGCGGCGCTCTCGCTCATGGCAATGGTTATGCGTGCCCTCATTGTGGCTTTAAGAGTGAGACTAGAAATACAAGAGTACGAGATTATCTCAAAGGAGGCTTCTATCGATAATGGCGAAAAAGGGAATGCCTAAAACGTATGATGGCAAAAGCACAAAACTTGGTGGAGGCGGACGGTTTGCTATGGTGGAAGCCGCTGCTAAGAAATCAGGCGCGTCGAATCCTGCTGCTGTAGCTGCCGCGGTCGGAAGAAAAAAGCTGGGTGCGGCTAAGATGAATAAACTCTCTGCCGCAGGACGAAAAAGAGCAGCGAGGGGGAGATAAGATGCCAAAGAAGACATCATACGCCAAGAAAGACGATGCAATCGACAAGAAAATGTCGCCATCCATGCGGAAGAAAGATGACGCAATGGATAAGCGCATGGGTATCAAAGAAGGCAGCAAACGCGATGTGAAGATGGATACAAAGATGCTGAAATCGGCAAAGAAACCGACTAAGAAAAAATAAGGAGGGTTTACTATGGCACAGATCATCGGTCCCGGTGCGAGTAAAGGTAAAGGCGGCGCGAAGGCTGGAATGGCTTGTGGTCCGTATGGTCCGGGTGTACTTGGACCGGATATGACGACCAAGCGTGGTTATGAATCGAAGCGCACAACAGGATTGCGCGATGCGTATAAACAAACCGGAAGTGCAGATAACGGTAAGGCTGGGCGTTAGCAAATAGCTGACGTCTTTCTTATATTCGGGCGTGAAAATATCTGCGGATGCCGCGCAGGAAGGGATGAAACGAAATGACAGAACAACAACCTATGACGCTAGATGCGTTCAGACAAGCAAAGACCGCGGGCGTAGACTTAACGGCACAGCCGGAGGTCAAGGAGGATGCCGCTCCTAACGTTACAGAAGGCGATATAAGCCACGATAACGCCGAGTACGAGCAAGAACAAGGCGAGATTAAGGAAGTCGCTACAGAAGCCGATACGGAGCCTTTAGACGACGACATTCCTGCTATTCCGCAAGAGCAGCAAACCGCATGGCAAAAACGTGCAGAACGGGAACGTCGAAAGGCTTATGAAGAAGCTGAAAGCAAGTTAAAAGCTGAATATGAGTCGCAACTGAATCCGTACAAGTCGTTCTTCGACAGTCTCGGCCTTGATCCAAAGCAAGCGA